CCTGAAACCGTGTGAATCTGCTGTAATGTGGTCGAAACGTCCATTCAAAGTTGTCAATCGTTCGCGCTCACGCGAACAACAACTTAATGTAAATTTCACGCTTTCGCGCCTGCACACTGACCGTGCAGTAATGGGTACCGCCCACTCATACGGTGACATATAAAGGCTGTCAAAACCTACAACACGCTATTGCATGTTGATTGTCGGCGCGGCGACTTGTGTCACCGTGCCCGGACCAATGAAGGAGTCCACGTCAAAATCATCGGCGCTCGCTACCCAAATACCCATGCGAATTAAGTTCACGTCCAACAAACCCGTTGAGACGCAAAACTGAATGCATGGGGTGGCATAACCACCAAAATTCGGCATATCGAACCCGACACCATTGACAGTATTCACATGCACATAATTGGCGGCACATGAATAAGGGACCTCAACCTCAATCACTCCGGGCGCGTGACACACAATCAAAGACGCGCCATTGGCCTGTCGCGATATGATACCACGAGCAGCGAGAGTGGCAGAAAGGTTCTGTGCAGCATAAGAAGTCGCCGTCAGCGAACAATTGTTATTGGTCACCATCCACCCCCTCGACGCTGTGATATTGAGCGACGTTGTATTCGGGATATTATGGTAAAGACGATAACGCATACCGCCCTTCAATCCCCCGAACATCGACGCTGCTATCGTTGGCCACGTCCACACTCTCCCTGCCAGGGAGATGCCATCCACCACTCCATTGGCACCCGGGATCGAAGGATACAGCGGCATCGAGACCACCAAATCCCAATACGCCGGGGTGTGCGACAACGAACCTTCCTGAGAAATGACGTTGGCATACGGAGACCACCTATGCGCCAATGTGCGCAGAGACTGTATTTGCTCACCAAAATGTCGAGCGGCAAAGCCGTTCGTGGGGCACTGGGGATTGATGTCGCATGTCGTATCGGCCTCAACTGCCGACTGTCCGATTTGACTCGGAGTAAAAGACTGGTCACCTTGCATAGTATAACGAACGTCATTCAACAAGTTTGGATCTTGCAACTCAAAATCCGGACCCGGTTTGATATAGACCGCAAATTGGATGGACGACGCGGCCGGAGAGGTGAGTGGTGCGTCGACAAAGAAATACAACGCCCCATTATCACCCGGAATCGTAACGGTATTGGAAAGTGCAAACGCCGAACCCGGAGTGACATAATTCGTGGCATAATCTGACATCTGACCCCAGTTCACTCGGAAAGCAATGTCTGTAGAAGACGAAAGATCCAAGATACAATGGTGGTTGATGCCCACGAGAGTGTCAGCAGCTGTTCCGGATTGATCAGTACGATTATCAGGTACGTAAATGATGAACAAACGACCGCGTTGAAATGCCGAAGCACCAACGCGAATCCTGAAAAGTATCGAGCCTGTCCAGAAACGAAACTGTGAAGCCACCCAACTAAGCGTTGTGGGATAGGACGTGCTAGCAATGTACCCGGGAGAAACCGCAACCCTCCCGAGGTACGTGCCTGCTGCGTCTGTGGTCGCCCAGGTGAAAGCCGTGCCAGTGTAGGAATAACGTGCAAATAACCGAGAGAACGCCAACGCGTCCTCGGGATACGTGCCAGCGCTAACCCCACCAACTGCGCACGATTGTTTCGGATCAACGGCCAATTTCTCAGCAGTATCACGCCCCGCAACCACCGAAGACCGCCCGACAAAACGGACCAAATTGAGACCATAATCATCAGGATTCCCTGGCTTCGAGAACCCGAACAAAGATGCTATGCCTGAAACGGCACGAGCACCAATCTCAACCGCCGTTGCAACGGTCCCGATGACGGGAAATTTCTTCAACGAAGCGGCGACATCGCCAACGATTGTAGCCGGACGTGAAATAATCCCATCCTTCTTCAGCTCACTACCTTGAGCTGAATACGTCGGCGTATCAAGATGGACATCTTCCATCCAGTAATAAAGTTGCACGTCGAGAGTGCCCGGTGCGACACCATCAGCACGCACCAACGTCGTTATCGGCTCGACGACAATTGTACCAAGGTCTTGCAATTGAGTCGTTGTGACACCGGAATTGTACGGCGTCATAAATGGGAAAAGCCAATTGAAAGGCGCCTTAATCACCCCACCCTGCCCATCTGATGCATTGAGGACGATGCATTGCAAATTCGAACGCGTAACAATATTAGCACGCGTCAAAGCGCCTCCAAGAAACGGCTGGTAAGACATCTGCAACAGTCCTCCGTACATCGGCTGCGGGCTGAGCAAGGCTGCGATACAAATTGTACCTCGGAAATTGTTGAAGAGTGAGAGCTTCTTCTTAACCTCGGCGTTGTTAACGAAGAGATACCACGGGAAGTATGAGGTGACGGTAGCTGCCGTTGTCCAATTATACGTCGATAAAGGACGAGGGCGAGCAAAGAAAGTATCAAGACCGATGCTAGAGCGAGCGATCGCTGGAACCCCCCTAGGAACAGGGGGAGTACCAATGACAGGCAAGCCTGCAAGAGTCGAGAAGTCACCCGTGGCCGTGGTGACGGAATTTGAAATTGTTGTTTGGGAATCAGAAGGGATCCCTACCGTAGTTGTTTGTGTATTATTATTGTTTTCCATGTTGAAAGAGAATTGAAGGAGCACGTGCTCTGTGTAAAAGTATGTTATTGCCTATAGCGCGTCCTTATACACCCTGGACTCCGATAGCCTGCACTAGGTCTAATACAGTAACTATTTATAGGGAGGGTGCCAGTTTAAAGCCATGGTCGGGCGTAGAAAATCACTCATTCCACATGACCAACTCGCCCTTACAATACGCATCTGCGTACTCCTCATAAGTACGCAACACGTAAGGGATGTCGGCCTCAGCGAGACACTCATATGACATGAGCGTCCACGCATCGAAGAAGGTTCGCCCATGCATAAAACTTTCCGCATGTGCAGCCAGCACGATATCGAGACAATGTGATTGAATACTCTTATCGGACTTACCACGCCACGCCATCATCTTTATCATCGACTTCGTCTCAAGCGGGCACAAGATGGGAGTAACGTCAACCCCATCTTGCTGATACTTCCAATCAGCCGGGACAAACCTCCGCTTAAGAAATGTCACTTCAGAAATGTCACGCCAATCCAGCAATGACCCTTTCCCGGCCCCACTCTTCATGATGAAGCCCTCACTCAAGAGGAATTCCGCCACTTTTGCTGGGTGCATGCAATCTTTCATTTCAGGATGCACGGCGAAATCCAGATCGTCGCCATAAACTAGCAACTCGACATAATCTTCAAAGCGCAAGTCCGGACGCGGCTTTAGCACACGGAACGACAATCTCATGCAAATGATCATCATCAGGCTATTGATAAATGTCGTCAATGAATTGCCCGAAGTGTTCGTCCCATTGATGCAATAAAGATCGCCATGCCAGACAAGAAAGGGAAACATCAACGACGCTAGGAGATTCTCCAAAATTTCCTTGTCACCCAAGGTATACCCGCCACACAACTCAGCAACCTCAACCACAAAGAGGAAAACGTAGCCACACAACAATGGGGCATCTTGCGATTTGTCAAAACACTTCCCATCCAAATCACTAACATATTTACCGCCCCACCTATTGAGCTTCGCATGCATCCTCCCCCATGACGGACTCGCGGGGTTAATGCCAATGACACACCCCGTTTTCTCCCAATCGCGCGACAACACTTCCATGACCGGCAAGGCGTATCGTCGGAGCAACAAGTTGAAGTACATTGAGTTGATGTTTATCGTTCGCGCACCTGAAGCTTCAACCTTGGCCACATCCCGCACCTCATTCATCTTCGGCGCGAGCGTGACAGTCATCGGCGTGAAATACTCCCCACGCATATACTTCTCCAGCAACTCCAACTGGTCCAAAGCAACTCTAGTCGGGACGAAATTGTGCGGGTCATCGGGCGTGGGCGCCGGTTCAAAGAACCTCTTCTTATCGCCTCTCGTAAGCAACAACCCGCAAGAAGTATCGCGTGGGAAAGCCTTCAACCGCCCAGGAATCCCTCGAGTGGCTTCAGAAATCGTATAAGGGCGCAAAGAAGACCACCATGACCGCAACTCCCACTCCAATCCGATGCGCACTTCTTCGACCTCCTCAACCAATTTGTGAGAACCACTAGTTCTCATCGTGTGCACGTCCTCGACGTACGCATTAAAGAATGATCGCGGATAATCACTATTCGGCAGCATCCCCGCTGTGGCTGGCAAGAATGTGGGAGCATCCGGAAAATGGCGGTACACCACATCATGGAATGGTGTTCGAAACATACTCGTTTTGTATGTCGAACCAGCCACGCCAACGATATGACCACGCGATTCGCCTGGCAACATCATGTCCATCGGGATCTTACGGTACAGGCTACGTTCGGGTAGCTTATCATCCCAGCCGGCACCTTCCGATTGGGCCACGTATCGCATGGTATGTTCGTCCAACGGCTTCACGGCTCGCAACGGCCTAGAGAAAAAGAATCGCACACATGCTTCCCAGTCCGTCTTCGATATCGGCGAAAAGATACCAAATGGGGAACGCTCGCCCGCGGGAACAACAGTACCCGCCACCAAGATGCCCGCTAAGATGGCTGGAAAGGGATCTGAAGAAAACATCGATGTTGCGTGTAACACTAACGGACTACCACACTGCCCCTTAACGCTATCTGACTGCCCGCGCCAAACCAAGCCCGCAACCCCATCATACGGGCTATCCCGACAGTCATAAATGCCAACTAACGGAGGCGATTCCATTGTATGGAAAACGCCTGGGCGAGTCTCACCACTGACGAGACTCGTATGTGACAAATGACGCACCAATGAAGGCCTCGGTACGATGGCGATCGACACAAATATCAAATCACGATCGTGATACACAAGGCTCTCGTGCATACGAAATGGGCAACGCGTAAAGTCATGCCCAACGTTGCGGCGCAGAAGATGCATGCCGGGAAGACACTCGATTTGCTTCACGTTGAAACCGAGAAATTGGTGGAGCGGAAAAACCCAAATAGTTCCACCCAAACACAACCCCTTCGTCTCACGGGATACATAGCTATCACCATACTCACCATGTATCCGAAAATTCGCCAAGTTTGCCATGATCTCAGAAGTAATGAGATTGGCCGGGATGAAATTTTCTTGTGGACCTACCGGAATCGGCGAGGGCAACTCCTCGCGCTTCGTCGGTGGCGAAGGTACATTTCCCTGCGCCACATAACGAGTCGCGTCGACTTTAGCCATCCACGCACTCACGGCAACGGCCAATACTGCCAACAGGGTTCCGCACACCAAAGCCGACAGCAAACGCGACCTCTTGACAGCACACCTGACACGGACCCACTCAACAACATCCAAAGAAGGGGGGGGCTGCATGTGGTGCCAGGCAAACCGAAAACGTACAAACTTGCCGATCCACCTATCGCTCATGAAAGGCGCAAACTTCATGAACGCTCGATCAACACTGAAGTCCTTGTACGCGTCACGTACCGTGGGCCAAAAGAGTCCAACAGCAACGCCCAACATCCACTCCTTGCCCTGGGGCTCATACACCTCAGACGGGGGAGGCACGTGATCGCCAATGGCTGGCAACATCGAGTCCTCCGACTCGAAGGTGAATGGTTGGGGGATACGATCGGCTGGATCAACAGGGAAGAATTCCGCGTAACTCTTCGGCAAGTGCACCGTTCGATTCATACACTGCCCCCAAAAATGCGAGGACATGGCAATATTACACTTTGGGCACATCTGCACCCCAGCCCCCAATGTCTTTGCAACGTCAACGGATCGCGCACGATGCTCGAGAAAATCGCGCTGCAACTCTGACATAAACGTCGGAAAGTACATCCAATCGCCCACCAAAGGCCCACCTGTTGGTCGAGGAGTATATCGGCGAAATCGGTACATCAACATACGCGGAAAATCGGGACGACCATTGAGCTTGGGGTCTTTCGCCGGCGAATATTTCCCATGCTCAAGAAATTTCTCCAACATCTCAACTTCCCAAGTGTTGATGCGACGCTCAATCACATACGGATTGTTCACACACACGGCGGCATGATAGTGCGGGACATTCGTTGTGACGGTGACGAGATCTGGTAGAGCGATGACTTTTCCCTTACTCTCCAATGTCGCCATATTCAAATGCAAGGGCGCATTGCCCTCAAGGCGATGCAAGAACTCCATCTGCGGTGGCATCTGCCCCTTCGCTGGATTCGTCAACACCATGTCATCCAACAATACAACACGGGTCGCCGGACTGTACCCCTCATGAAACGGAGAATTGTCCGTAAGGTTGTAAATCTCATTCGGCTGGAGCACCGCACCCATACATGATATTAGGGAGCGGATGATCTCCGGCACGAGAATCCCGGTCTTGCCAATCCCGGGAGCACCCGACAACCCGACAATATAAGGCGCGACGCGCGGCATGTTCAACACAACATCAGACTCAACACGCGCAATCGCCTCGGCAATACGCACCTGCATTTGACGCAACGCATTGCGATCATAGTCGGTCCCCAACGCCATGACACGATGAGACTGAGCCTCACACTTACGCAACTTCTCGAGATACTCCGCCGGGGCACGTGAGGCAACACCATCAACCAGCGCAATCCCAGGAGCCTGTGCCAAAAGCTCAGCCGAATCAATCAAAAACTTCGACACGGGATCAGGCTTCTCATGGAAAACTCTCGCATCACCAGTGCGAACATACTCCGCTAGCGCTTTGGAGTATGCGAGAAAAACATTGACCAACTCTTGAAGGAACGCTTGACGATCACGCACGACGGGTATCGCACGATGCAAATACCCATTCAAAATCGGAAAATGTGTGGCCGTAGCCTCTTCGACAAAAGGCGTCAAGACGACAGTATACGCCATCTTTCGCAAGAGCATCCACTTTAAGGGAAGAATCGTTTCATCATCCCCTTGGGCCTCATAAAACAACGCCACATGCTCACGAACGCTTTCAAAAGACTGTGCCAAGTAAGTCGCAGACGACACGTCAGGGGAGAGCAGATGTCTCACATCAGACAACAACAACGCGTAATCCACGATCGTCTTCGCTTGGCTAAAACGCCAAAACAATTTCAACAATTGCTCAACATCGGAGCAACGCACGCCGGCTGCTGCCACGATCATGTCCTCGACGCCATCGAGGCCAGGCACACAAGTGCGCTTCATCTTTGGATCATCAATCATTTTGTCGATGAGCCCTTGCGCCTCATAAATCTCTGAGGACACAATCACCGCCCTCTGCCTCTCCAGAACCGGAGGGCTGAGGGCCGGACACATGAGACGCGCGCCAATGGTCCCAACAAACACGCCAAACAAAACGGGTGCGAAACACCCAAACAACGAGGCGATTGGGCTCCAACCCAACCTAAACAAACAAAACCACGCGAGGTACGCACATTGCACGTACATCCCACATTTCTGTGGCAGAGTGAGGATCGCATATGATCCACACACGGGGGAGATGATGTTATCTTGAACCGTCATGCGAATGGTTAACGCTAACCCGGGTCGCACCACCGGGGTCGCTTGAATCACATCTCCGGGTGACTCCTGCCGGGCCTTCGTACCTATCATTTCAGTACCCAGGCTACGGGGTTTATTATCCCCCTTTTCAAAAGAATGTTGTAGCATTTTCGTGTGTTAGGGAAAATTGACAACCTTAAGAGGCGAGCACGGACTAGCCGGCTCACTCACCTCTAGCTTTTATACGAAAGCTCAGCCCCGCGGGGCTGGCAAAAACGCCCACTTTTTAGTATTCGACGGGTGGGAACCAAACAAGCTGGCCAACAGCATGGATCTAATTGCGTTATAAACAACGCGCCATCCGAACAATGCGATCAACATTGTGGATATCCAGCAAACAAGAGGAAGTCTGAAAATGAAAACAAACGTCACCTTGTGAGGTGATTTAATATGGCTAATGACTAGTGACAAAACCGAGCAAAGCTCGTCAAAACACGGAAAATCCATGGTTTTCGGTACGGTGAAACTCCAATCACGACTTGGTCGCACAACGGCGACCTACTCCAAATTGATGAAGAGATGACGTACTCGAGTTGCTACTCGACGTATTGAAAATTAGAAGAAAATTAAACAGAAAACTCATAGGCATAATTGCAAATGCAAAAAGACAGGGGGTGTTGACCCCC